ACACCGCAACGTAAGGCTAAACCAGAAAGACCTAGAGAAGAAGGCATGCCCAGATTTGTTAATTACTTAGCAGACTATTCTGGTTGTGGTCATTGGCGTATTTTATGGCCAGAGAATGTCATTAATATGACGCAACGTGGTATTAGTCAATCGACGACTGCTATGGTTGCAGAACCTAGATGGTATCAAAACGTTAAGGCAGTTAAACTTCAACGTCAAGCGGCACCAGCGCAATTGGAGTTTGTTAAGCATTTAAAAAAGATTCAACAGGATCACGATTTTAAAATTATTTATGAAGTTGATGATGTTGTATTCCGTGAAGAGATTCCTGATTATAATAAATTTAAATTTGCCTTTGATACTGATGAAGTGAGAAAGACCGTAGTAGATATTATGGATTTATGTGATGAAGTTACATTAACTTGTGATTTTATGCGTAAGCTTTTCCAATCTAAACTCACTAATCAGAAGGTTACGGTGATTCCAAACTTTGTACCTTACAACTGGATGGGGTATTTATTTAATCGTAAGCGTATACAAACTGCATTTGAAAAGTATAAACAGAAGCCACGCATTTTATACACAGGTTCTGGTGCACATTACGATGTTATGAATAAGACAGGTGGTAAGGACGATATGTCAGCGGTTAATCACATTATTCGTAAGACTGTAAATAAGTATCAGTGGATTTTTGTTGGTGCATACCCACCACCGTTAACAGATTTAGTCAAAGCTGGTAAGATTGAATTTTATAAATGGAAATCACTATTAGAATATCCGCAATTTATTACTAATCTAGACCCACAATTAATGGTTGCTCCGCTTACAGTAAATAACTTTAATAACTCTAAGTCAGACATTAAATTTATTGAAGCGTGTACGATGGGAATACCATGCTTATGCCAAGATATGCATACCTATTCGAATGCACCTGACGATCTTAAATTTAGTACGCCGGAAGAGTTTGAAGAAAAAATTGACTGGATTGTAAACTGGAAAAACCGTAAACGGTATTTTAATAATATCGGAATGCTTCGTGAAGTTGGGGTTAATCGTTTTCTTGAAAAAGCAGAAAACATCGGAGCTCATATGGAAGCTCTTACAACACCTTACGGTTCACCGGAACGAAAGTATCTTAAGAAGTGGAATCCTTGAGGAACTTCGTTATAATGATATTAGATGTATCGTAACGTAGTATATAATGGCCGTGAAGGTACGGTCACTTTATTTGGTTGGAATGAAGCCGGTGATCGTATTCGTAGAGAGTGTTCTTTTGAGCCTTATCTCTATACGGAAGATCCTCGTGGAGATAAGACTTCTATTTTCGGTACAAAGGTTAAAAAGAGATCATTCAATACCGGTTATAACCGATATAAATTTCTTCAAGATTCTGGCGTAAAGCGTGTTTTTGAGAACTCACCACCAGCTCAGCAATTTCTTCTTGATATGTATTGGGAAGAAAACGAAAAGCCTGAGTTTAACAGTAACCCTATTAAGTACTGCTTTCTTGATATCGAGACCTACTCCGTCGATTCGTTTCCTGATGTAGATGATCCTACTCATGTTGTTAATGTCATTACATGCTGGGATAATTTTACGAAGAAGTTCCATACGTTTGGTATTAAGCCGTATACAGGTAAAGGTCGCGATGATCTTAACTATGTATATTGTAAAACTGAACGTGAAATGTTCTTAGAGTTCCTTAAATATATTGAGAAACAACATCCAGATATCTTGAGTGGTTGGAACTCTGAGTTTTTCGATATACCTTATATTGTTAATCGCATGGAGCGTATTTTAGGTCAGGAATATGTTGATAGACTTTCACCATTACGTAATGTTTACTTCAGAATGCGACAAGGGCAGTTTGGTCGTGAGCAAAAGCGGTATTATTTCGATGGTGTTGCTAACCTAGACTACCTCGATGTGTATAAACGCTTTTGTCTTAAGTTGCGTGAGTCGTATAAACTTGATGCTATTGGTGAACTTGAGTTAGGTCAGAAAAAAATCGATTACGAGGGGATGGCTCTTCATGAGTTAGCTGATCAAGATTGGAATAAGTTCATCGACTACAACATTCAAGACGTTAACCTACTTGTTAAGCTGGAAGAGAAGCTTCAATACATCCCTTTACTTAGGATGTTGTCTTACGTTGGTTTAACTACTCTTGAAGGTGCTATGGGTACAATCGGTGTTATTAACGGAGCGTTAACTATACGTGCACGTAAACGTGGTGAGGTTATTTCAACGTTTGTTCGTGGTGGTAATGATGGTCATAAGAACCCTGGTGCGTATGTTGCTGAGCCTAAGCGAGGTTTCAAAGAGAATATCGTGTCTTTCGATGCTAACTCGCTATATCCTAACGTGATGATCTCTCTCAATACTTCACCTGAGACTAAGGTTGGTAAGGTTGAGAAGAATGATGGTAAAGAGATTACTATTCAGCACAACTCTGGTAGGCTGTTTACATTAAGTAAAAGAGACTTTGTAAAGTTTCTTAAAGATGAAAAATGCGCATTATCGAAAGCTGGTTTCTTATTTAGTCAGAAGAAGCGTGGTATTATTCCTGAGTTTCTTGAATATTATTACAACCAACGCGTTGAGATTAAGAAGAAACTTTTCACTAATACTAAAAAGCTTAAAAAAGACCCAGGCAATATCGACCTTAAGTACGAAGTGGAGCGCCTCAATACCCAACAAATGGTCATCAAGATTTTGATTAACTCTTGTTATGGTTATATGGGCAACAAAAATGCTCCTATTGGGGATGATGATATTGCTGCAAGTGTTACTCTAACGGGCCAAGCCGTTATTAAGTATTCTAACGAATGTCTTAAAGACTTTATTCGAGATGAGGTTGGAGCTGATAACATAACAGCGCATGATCTAGAGGAATGTATTGTTTATAACGATACCGACTCATCTTATATTTCTATCGCACCTCTAATTAAGAATGGTGTTAAGTTTTGGGAAGATCAATCTAAAGGTCTTATTCATCAGGAGACGTATGATAAAATTCAAGAGATTGAAGATTATCTCAATGAGGGTATTACTAAATGGGCTCGTAAGGCACTATTAACTGACGATCCTCGATTTGTATTTAAACGTGAGATGATTGCTGACGTGGCTACCTTCCTGCAGAAAAAACGATACGTTATGCATATTCTTGATGATGAGGGTATTAAAGAGAATAAGTTCAAGTATACTGGTGTAGAGGTTGTCCGTACTACTATGCCTAATGCTATTAAGCCTTATGCTAAGGGTATTATTGAAACTATGCTTACTACTCAAGATTTAGGTAAGACTAATAAAATTTTTAACGAAGCGTATGAGACTTTTAAAACGCTATCTCCGGAAGAGATATCTTTCGTTATGGGTATCAAAGGTTATGAAAAGCATGCTGTACAATGCCGTGAATGGCAAACAGTAAAAGGCATGCCTGTTCATTCTAAGTCAGCTTATTACTATAATCAAATACTTGAAAAGCTTGGAACAGGTAACAAATATGAGAGTATTAGTTCTGGGGATAAGGTTCGCTTTATGTATATTGAAACTCCTAATAAGTACGGTCTTCAATCAATGGGATTCAAATATGAATGGCCTGAAGAATTCAATGAACTGTTTAAGATTGATTACGAAAAGATGTTTGATAAAATTCTCTTTCAATCGATTGCTCGATTTTATGATAGTGTGGGTTGGGCTATACGTAAGCCATCTGAAAACGTTCAGACTGAGTTATTTGATTTATTCTCTTAGTTGAGTAAATAACAGTATGGCCGAAAGTTATTTAGATAGACCAGAAGACGATAATACCCCAAAAGCTCACCCAGCGTATAATAGAGGTAAATTAGCAAGTACTGTTTACTTCCTTAAATTAATTAAAGGTGCTGTGTCAGGTACAGATGTTGGTGACGGGCAAATTGCTTCACCTCAAATAGAAGCAGCACGGCGCGCTATTTTACACATGACTAATGCACTGGAGCATGCTAGCGGTAAGTCGACTTATCTTTCCAAGCAATCAGAAGAAGCTTTGGAGAAAGCTCGTGTAGAGCTTGAGAAGATTAACGTTTAAATATTACCCTCTAATGGATCGGCGAATCCATGCTCCTTACTTTGAGGCCATACTCGCCATTTAGTAATATTTTCTTCTGTAGCAAACCATCTCCAAATTTTGCAATAGCCGTCTGGATCTGATTTCAGACGGCTAATTTCTTCCGGATCAGCATCTTGCCTATACACTTCATCTCCTTTATCGTTAAAAAACGATACAGCCCAGAAAATATAATCATCGTATGGTACCTTATCGTATCCTAAATCAATACAATATTTAAACTGCTTAATAAAAGAGTTATCATAGTCTTGTTTACTAGCATATTCTGGATTAGGTGGGTGTAGTCTATCTAAAGTGTATTGTTGTATCCTTTTATCTCTAAATCTAACACCTGCAAACCTCTCATAATCACACAAACTACGGGCCTTGCCAAATCCATACTTGTTTTCACCTGACTTAAACTTTTCGTTATTAACGCCAAGTAGTTTTCTTACCCGTTTATATGATTTAAGATTATCATCTTGCCAGGTTTTACTGTCGTCCCAATGCTTAGTAGCGGTTTTTCTACCATAATGATGCCAGGCTATAAGCTGATGCGGGTAGTATATATCATACCCGTGTGTAAATGCCCGTACGGCAATACTTATTTCTTCTCCATGAAAATACATCTCTGGATCGTGTTGAACGTCTTGACTAAAGGCCCCGTCAGTAAATGCAAAATGAGCAGAATAAAATCTACCATTAACAGGCCCACCTAATCCTTTCCAATTAGGAATAGCTTCCGGGATAGTGTGGAGAGGGCCTTCATTTGCAAAATAGTTATAAGATAGCATCCACGGATCTATATCAATAGGTTTACCAGTTTCAACATCATAGGCTGGTAAATAGCTCGTAAGTAATGGTTTTGGGGACCCATTAAGCTGTAACCCAGCGTACATATTTTTAAGTTTCGTGTCCCAACCTTTAACAAACCGGTGATGTGAGTCTAATTGAAGTGTAAACTTTTCTTTATTGTAATGTTGCTGTATAAGATTTCTAGCCCAACACGCTCCTTTTGAATCTTTGTAGTCAATATTGATAATAGTAAATCTATCATCATCCATGTACTCATCTAAATTATCCCAATCATCTTCTTTGGAATGTTGCCAGCAAATACAAATATGTAGTAAATTTGGTTTATCAGCCTTAGAGAGGAGATCTTGTAACGTGGGTAGAAGTTCTCTATCTCTATATGCGGCCATTTGTACAAAAATAGTACCATTTGTATAGGCATTTTTCATAAACATACTTATACATAATTTTGGAAATTACAAGTTAGTTTTCGCGCCGCTCTTCTGGCTTGTAATGCATAATACGGTCGTGCCAAATTGGAGATGCTAATAATATTGCCGGTCTAAGTTCACCTGTCTTAGTTTGTTGATACATATGTGACATCCAGGTCTGTTCATAAGGATATTCCCAGGTAGTGTCAATAAACATTTTTTTATTGCCCTCTTTACTAACAATCATTGGCCAGTTAGCGTAATATATCTCACCATCAACATATGTTAATTCATCTAAGTTATAAATATTGTTAAATTTGGTTTTTGGTACATTAGGATCTAACCCTGAAACAGGCAATTGATCATACTCCGGCCAAAATTTAGTTCTAACTGATTGAGGTACGTTATACCAAGAGCACTGTTTATCATTATCAAAATAAACTTCAGTAAAACTCAACTTAAGGAAATCGAATTTTTCTTTAAGCATAATCCGGTGAACTAAATTGTAAATGTTTGGAACATATTTACGAAAACCATTTCTACAAAATTGACCTTCTAGTTCTGGAGGATTAACTGTCATATCATCTTCAAAAAAGAACATGTAGTCTGCATCTGAATTATGGAAATGTTCTGCAGCTGCTTGACGTCCTCCACAAATACCTGTATTACCACCTAAATTAATATATTCAAAATTATATTCTTTAGCAATTAATTGATTTTTTTCTTTGGCTAATATATCAGTCGAGTTATCCAGTAAAAACAGGTTAGGAGTTTCTAACCATTCTGGAGTTTTCTTCATAGAATCTATAGTATGTAACATTTGTTCTGGAAAGTTAAATGTGAGCATATATAAATTCGTTTTAATATTTAAAATATCTCTATCTGTATATTCTTTACTGTTAGCAAGACGTTTAAAGGTAGGTTCTGCTAGTGTTACTGCACCATCTTTTAGAGCTTGGGTAAATTTAACTATTAACCCATTACTATCTAACTCATAACGTCTATAAATATCTGGTTCGAGGTAAGACATTATAGTAAACAGGCTTTCTTCTGTGCCCATCAACCCTTCACTTAAAGACTTATCGAGTAAGCTATAATAAGTAGCATTAGCTTTAGTTAGTTGTTGTTTATGACCCCCAAATAATCCCCCTCTACATACGTACTCTACTTTAGCATTAGAGTATTCATTAATTTTTTGATAATCAAAGCCGTGTATTTCTTTATCTGCTTCATAGGCGTAACTCAAAAATATAAAAGGGTTGCTATACTCTGTAATATTATCTAATACATTATCCTCTATAAAATGACCAGCTGGAACGGTATTAGTAATACCTGCATCCAACCAATAAAAGTATTCTGTATCAAAAGGATCCCAAATAGATGCATCGTTTAACCAAAACATCTTACTCTGTACTATTGGATTGTACCATTCTAATGATGCTTGAGGTGAATCTCTCAACCACCCTGCACGTGACAACCAATTTTCGTCACTTCGTATTTTTTGCGTCCTTTCCCAGAAAGGATCATACATTCGCTTTATATCGTTTAATTCAGTAACCTTAATAAAGGTATTACTTTCATCTCTACGACTCCTTACATACTCTTCTAACTCTGATGGGACGTATATAAATAAATTTTGAGGTATTTCTAAAAATCTATCTAGAGCTGCGAGATAATTATCAAAGGATCTACCGACCCTATTAATATTCCAAAGCCCAGTTACAAGGGTCTTGTTATTCATTTTAGCTCTTTATGCGGCAAAGCCAAACAACGGAAGTAAATACGTCCTCCATATATGGTTCTAAATTATATAACTCAAAAGCTTCAGCAACGTCTTTATCAGACACTTCACACCAATCCCACACTTTGCCCCTATTGTTAGCTTCAAAATACTCTTCTGAAGGAGCGTAGTCATGTGCCATAATTATATCTCCAGGTTTTAAAAACTTAGATAAGATATTAAATTCATTTTTCTTACTACCACCATCACACAATACAATTGTAGGACCATCTTGACTAATATAATCTATTACCTCTTGACCGTGTGTATCGTTTAAATCAGAATAGGTATGGTTAAATAATTCTCTAATTCTTAAATCATAATTTAAGTTACTATTTAAAAGAATAGTTCTATCATGATCTGGTGAGATGTCATATGTACGTAAGTCACATTCCCCTAAACCTATTTCATCGAGAATATGACGTAGTAGTAAAGTAAAGCCACCGTACGATGTACCGATTTCTAAAACCCTACGAGGCTGTATAGTTTGAAATAACTCTTTAAACGGTTCTTTAATTGATGGGTGCTGCATAACAGCAACTCCGTGGTAGTTAAACCATCCATGTATTTTATTACTCGTATTATCTTCACTATTCATATGACTTGCTGGTTGTAATTAAAGTTATTTATTTGTGTCGTAAGGTAAAGCCAGCCAATCTTCTAATGTTGTTGCTTTACCGCTAATTATATCCGAAATATTATTAACCTGTGTAGTAAGTGGCTCTTTATAACATAGTGCAATATAATTTGGTATATATTTATCTAACGGTTGCTCTAAATCATAAAACCCACGTTGTATAGCGTCTTTAACTAGCTCTTTTCCATATGGAAACAAACATAGAACTTCATCAATACCAGCATGGTAAACATCAAATATATCTACATACTGTTTATCGGGTTTTGAGAAAGCAGTAACTAACGATTCCGCAAATTTTCTTGTTATAATATAAGACTGCGCGTAATTAATAGATGAAACTTGATAGCAGTTATTGCTATAATACTTTATCGGTCTTCTATTACGACCTCCAAGCCAGAATATATCCCACTCCGTGTTTAATATATCATCGCATATTTGCTTGCTATTATCTTTAAAGGCTCTTAAAAACTTACAATCATCTTCAAAAACTACCATAGTATTTTCGCCTGTGTCTAAAAACTCTTTATAAAGGTCGAACGTTGTTTGTATTAGACTATCAACTCCACAACCACTTTCACCTACGATAGCTGCTTTTCTTTTTACATCAGTAACATTTGCGTGTGATAATTCATTTAAAAAATAATCTCTTCGATCAGCTCTTTTATCTAAATTAATATATCTGCCTATATCTGCTAGCTTATAGCCGTTTACATTTACACTCATAATTTATTTTCTACTCTCTCAGCCCAACCTTTTTCTCTTGATATACCCCAATAGATAACCTTAGCAGGTATTTCTTTAGTGCAAAACATCTCTTCATATCGAATAGGTACACCGTCTGTATTAAATTTTCGCAGTCTTTGATCGTCAATATATGTTTGATGTACACCATTATTATCCTCTGTATCGAACGATACTAATATTTTTTCATAATCATCACCAGGTAACATATCTCGAGTAATATTAACTTGATGATAGTAAGACTTCAAAAAAGTGTCTTCCCATTTTATAAGACCATAATCATTCTGAATAGGGTTAGGTGCGATCTCATTATCTATTGTATATTGCTGAAATGCTTTAAGTTTAAAGTTTATACCAGCGTATTTTTCATAATCTCTTAACGTACGCTTATTACCTAGACCATATAGTCCTAAGTCATAACCATTATCTTCCACTTCTAGCAACTGACGTATTCTTGAACGGGCTATATCATTACCCTTATGCCATTGATCATCACCACGCTTATGCTGATCATCCCACACTAGCATACCGCTACGCTCTTCTCTCATTGTTGCATGCCATATAACTACTCTATGTGGGTGAAATAGATCATACCCATGGGTAAATGTTCGAACAGTTAAATTAATCTCTTCACCTGCGAAAAATATGTTAGGATCATGCCGCACCTCTTTTGCCCATTTATTTGACCCGAAAGCAAAGTGACCGCTAAGAAATCTTGCAGGATACGGCTTTTTTAAATCTTGCCAGTTAGGTGTGGCACCAGGTCTAATAAAAATTGTACCAAACGGGTAAAAGCATGCAGCATGGGACATCCATGGCTCTTGTACTCTTTCCTCTGGATCATTAAATGGATTGTACATGGGAGAATAACCTCCGATAACAGGATTATACCCATCATTTACCAATTCATCATACCAGTTAATTAAGATAGTATCCCAGTTTTTTGTAAATCGGTGATGTGAATCCAACTGACATACGAAATCTTCATTTGTTAATAGTTTATCATTAATTAAAGCACGTGCATAAGGCAGACCTTTTGCTTTCGTATAATGAATTTCCTTTATTTTAAATCTAGGATCATCTTTATATTTAGATAAATCATCAAAACCGTCATCTGGATTATACTGCCTAAAAATACCAAAGTGTATTCTTTCTGGATATTCAGCATTAGCCAACGCATCCTCGATTGTTGGTAGTAACTCGGGATCGCGATAAGCTGGTAGATGTAAGAATATAGTTCGCTTAGACACTAATGTTATTTACTAACCAAAAAAGGTAAATCAATAGTTGATCAATAAGTACTACATGTTATAATAGCAGGGTATGAGTCAAGAAATTACTACTATTGTTGATCAAGTAGGGCGTGTCGTTATTGGAGTTGAAACTGCTCAAACAGACGAAACTCTTACTTTGAAGAATCCAGTTATCGTGCATGTGCAGCCAGACCAACAGTCGGGTCAACTTCAAGTACAGACTTTCCCGTATCTTTTTATGGAGTTTATTGAAGGTGATAGGACGAAAAATGATTGGACGTTTTATAAGTCGGCTATAGCCACATCAAATGTCTCTCTCACTGATCAGATTAAGGCACAATACACTGCAATTAATAACCCAGCTCCTTCACAACCAGCTGCTACAGAAGAACCAGAGGTAATCAAGTTGTTTGATGCTGATGGTAAATAAACTTTTTCGGGTATAGCTCAGCGGCAGAGCGGGTGACTGTTAATCACTAGGTCCTTGGTTCGAATCCAAGTACCCGAGCCAATTTAACTACCGACAATTGTCGGTAGTTTTTTTATCTTGATTAATATAGATAAGTTTATACAATCGTTATATGAGTGATTTTGATAAAGATACACTAGCAGCGCTAGATTCAATTGATAAAGTAAATCCGTTCGCTACATATCTAGAAGATAGTACATTGTCACGGGTAGGTGGTTGGATTGATACTGGTAGCTATGTTCTTAATGCTATTATATCTGGTTCTATTCATGGAGGTATTCCTAAAGGTCGAGTAACAATGCTAGGAGGTGAGTCGATGACCGGTAAGACATTATTTGTTCTTAAGATCCTGGCTAATGCGCAGAAAGAGGGACTTATTCCAGTTATCTTTGATACAGAGAATGCTGTTGACCCGGAAGGCGCAGAGCGTATTGGACTTGATATTAGTAAGGTTAAGTATGTACCATGCGTGACTATTGAGCAGACACGTAATGCTTTGTATAAGTTCCTCACATCGGTTAAGGAGAAAGGTCTTGAAGGTAAGTTTATTGTAGCTATCGACTCGCTTGGTAATCTTCAATCAGAACTTGAGCATAGTCGTATGGGTAAAGAGAGTACTTCTTCTGATATGGGTAGTAAAGCACGCGCTATGAAGTCACTTATGCAGACTTGTACTAATCTTGGTGCTACCACACAGACTACTATTCTTTGTACTAACCATGTGTATGATGATCCGGCTGCAATGTTTCCATCTATCGAGAAACATATGCCTGGTGGTAAGTCAATCGTTTATTTACCTTCAGTTACTGTTCAGTTAGCTCGTAAGCCTATGAAGAGTGATGGTGGTAAGACTATGGATGCTGAAACTGCTGTAGGTCAGAAAAACTATGCAGGTATTCTTATTAGGGCTCTTACTCGTAAGAATCGATTCATTAAACAATACCTCCAAGGTGAAATGTTCCTTTCGTTCCATACAGGTCTCGATCGATACTACGGTCTACTTGACTTAGCGGTAGGAGTTGGTGCTGTTATTCAGACAGGCTCTACTTATCAGCTACCTGATGGTAAGAAAATCGGTTACTATAAAAACTTCCGTAAAGATAAGGAACTCTGGGAAGATACTATCTTGCCTGTACTAGAAGAGAAAATTAAGACTGAATGGGCTTATTCAGGAGGTGAAGGTGAAGATGATGTACCTGACGAAGTCGATGACGTAGAAGCAGTAGAAGAAAAACCAACTTCTGAGATTATGGAAGATGTATTAACTAATCAAGGTGATGAGAAGGAGTAGTAAAATTATTATTGCATTACTACTCTTAAATACTATTATTCATGTAGCGGAAATTATTATCGACTTACAACAAGCAGGAATTTTAAAATGAGTAAATTAGTATTGAGTATTAGTGGTGGTATGGACTCTGTAGTCCTACTACATATGGCTGTTGATAGAGGTTTTAAAGAGATTCATCTTATATCATATGATTATGGTCAACGTCATAAACGTGAATTAAAATGTGTAGCTGATCAGATTGAAGCAGTGAAAGCTAAAGCATCTGATTTAGTAGTCACTCATTATATAGCTGATGTTGGATTTATTAAGTATCTTGCACCTACTTCATCCTTAACTAATGAGGCTATTGATAATCCAGATATTAGTAAGATGGCAGGGGATGCTCAACCGGTAAGTTATGTACCATTCCGTAATCAGTTGTTTAATACTATTGGTTGTGCTTATGCAGAGTCAAAAGGTGCTGATACAGTTTGGTATGGTGCAGCTGAAGTTGATAGCCTTGCAGGTTATTGGGATGGTAGTAATGAGTTTGTTGACTCTATGAATGCATTGATTGCTCTTAACCGTGAGCATCGTATTAATATTGAAGCACCTCTACTTACAATGAGTAAAGAAGCTATTGTTGAAGAAGGTGTGCGTCTTGGAGTAGACTTTAGCAAGACTTGGACTTGCTACTCTAATAGGAAGGATGGCTTGGCTGATGCTACTACACCATCATCAAG